GCAGATTCATCGAACGTGTAATTTTTTGCAGATTCATCGAACGTGTAATTTTTTTGCAAACAAAAACCTGGCTGAGGTGAACGTGTCGAAAAATGCGGATTCAAAAAATCACGCCGAGCATACGCCGAGAGGCGAACGGCACGGCCTGGCAAAATTCAGCGATGCTGATGTCGAACTGGTCCGGGCGCTCCGGGATGCCGGGTGGACCTACCGGCGGATCGCGGAAAAAATGGAGATGTCCCGGTCGAACGTTTTCGACATTTGCCAGTTCCGCACTCGGTGTCCGGATGGCTCCGGGTGCGGGTGGTAGACTGCGCGGCATGGCTACTCAGAAAACCCACGAATTCACGAACCCGCGCATCGCCGACGGCGGCCTGTTGCGTTCGGCTGGGTGTGGGTGGTAGACTGCGAATCATGGCTGCTCAGAAAACCCCCGAACTCACAAACCAGATTTGCCAGCGCATCGCCGACGGCGAGCCGTTGCGCCAGATTTGCCGCGAACCTGGCATGCCGGCATGGCGGACCGTTTACGATTGGCTGAACGCGGACAAGGATTTCGCTACACGCTACGCGCTGGCGAGGGATACCGGAGCGGACGCCATCGCCGAGGACATCCTGGAGATCATCGACGACGCCCGCAACGACTGGATGGAAGCCTTGGGCAAGAACGGCCAGCCAACAGGCTGGAAACTCAACGGGGAGCACGTCCAGCGGTCGAAACTGCGCGCGGAAATGCGCCTGAAATTGCTGGCCAAATGGAATCCCAAGAAGTACGGCGACCGCCAGGCCGTGGAGATGTCGGGTCCAGATGGCGGCCCGATTTCGCTTTCAGACCACGAGCGCGCCGCGAGGGTTTCCGCCCTCTTGGGCGTCGCGGCTGCGCGTAAAGCCGCCGCCGCCGCCGCCGAGGATGACGCAGTTGCCGAGGATGACGCAGCCGCCGAGGATGACGCAGCCGCCGAGGATGACGCAGCCGACCTTGTTTGACGCCGCTCTCCTCGGATACCTAAGCCCCGAAGAGCGCACTACCCTGGATGGCCTCCTGGCCTCCTTCTCGCCTCTCTGGCAGCCTTTGCCAGGCCCCCAATCCCTAGCGTATTACTCCACTGCGGACGTGATCGGCTACGGCGGCGCGGCGGGCGGTGGCAAGACCGACCTGGCCTGTGGCAAGGCCCTCACTCAGCACCGCAAGGTTGGTATCTTTCGGCTCAATGGAACCGAGCTTTCTGGCGTGAACGACCGGCTCACGGAGCTGCTTGGTGGACGCGATGGCTTCAACGGCAAGGAAAACATCTGGCGCACTGTGCGCGTCGATGGCGTGCCGGTACAGGTGGAGCTTGGCTCGTTTCCCAATCCGGGGGACGAGCGCAAATACCAGGGCCGACCGCATGATCTGCTGGTATTCGACGAAGCGGCCAATATGCGCGAATCGCAGGTACGTTTTCTACTCGGCTGGCTGCGCACAACCACGCCGGGCCAACGATGCCAGGCCCTGCTGACATTCAATCCGCCGACCTCCGCGCATGGTCGTTGGGTTATTGCCTTCTTCGCACCCTGGCTCGATCCAAAGCACCCGGACCCCGCCAAACCTGGAGAACTGCGTTGGTTCGCCACAATAGACGGAAAGGATGTTGAGGTGCCAGATCGGCGCCGGTTCGTTCTTGTTGGTGGCGAGCGGGTCTATGCCTTCGATCCGGCGGAATACACGCCGGAAGAGATTGTTATTCCGCTCTCCCGTACTTTCGTTCCGGCGAGGGTAACGGACAATCCGCACCTCGTAGGCACAGGCTACATGGCCACGTTGCAATCGCTCCCTGAGCCGCTGCGCAGCCAGATGCTCAATGGCGACTTCCAGGCGGGCATCGAGGATGACCCGTGGCAAGTCATACCGACCCGATGGGTTGAGGTGGCTATGGCCCGCTGGACGCTGCCCGACAGGCTCCCCGAAATGGATAGTCTAGGCATTGACGTGGCGCGCGGTGGCCGGGACAGCACCATATACGCGCGGCGGCATGGCATGTGGTTCGATCAACCAATCGTGTTTCCGGGTTCGGCTACGCCGGATGGTCCGACGGTTGCCGGGCAGGCCATCGCCGCTGTCCGAGACAGAGCCACAATGCACATCGATGTCATCGGGGTGGGGTCCTCGCCCTATGATTTTCTGCGCCAGGCTAATCAGCACGTCATAGGCGTCAACGTAGCGGAGGCGGCGTGCGGCACGGATAAATCTGGCCGGCTTCGGTTCCGCAATCTCCGCTCCGAATTGTGGTGGCGCATGCGCGAGGCTCTTGACCCGGCGAACAATACGGGCATCGCCCTTCCGCCGGATAGTCGGCTACTCGCCGACCTGTGCGCGCCTACGTGGGAACTTTCCGGCTCCACGCTCCAGGTAGCCAGCCGAGAGGAAATTGTGTCGAGGATTGGCCGTTCTCCGGACTACGGAAGCGCGTACGTCCTGGCCCTGATGGATACCCCAAAGCGCGACACGATGCTGGCCTTGGCATCGCGGCGCGGGCGCCGAGAATACGACCCCTACTCGGGCGTGTCCGGATAGCTCTTCCGCCTGCGGGTATCCTGCCCTGCCATGGATGCCATTGCCCCCACCAGAATCGAAGCTCGCCGATTTGCGGACATGATCGCGGATCCGGATTTTCCCGCGCTCATGCGGGAATACGCGGCGGAATCTAGCATCGATGGCATGCCACCGCCGGCGATGCACGTTGACACCTACTTGGCTCTGGAAGCGGCGGGGCATATACACGTGTTTTGCGCGCACCGTGGCGGCCACCTTGTAGGCTTCCTGGCTATGCTGGTGTCGTTGCTTCCGCATTACAGCACCCTGGCGGCCACGACGGAATCATGGTTTGTCTCGGCTACGGCGCGCAAGGGAGGCACAGGCAAGAGGCTGATTGACGCTGCGGAGGCCAAAGCGCGCGAGCTTGGCGCGGTGGGCTTCCTGATTAGCGCGCCGACGGGTGGTAGCCTTGAGCGAGCGGCCCCGATGCTTGGGTACAGAGAGACCAACCGAGTCTACTTCAAGGCGTTGCAATGACTCGGGAACTCAGCATCCGGCCCATGACGCTCGAAGCCATCGGCAAGGTGCGCGCCCTGGAGCACGCAGTACGCGCCCTGCCACAGGTGGAAGTACCAATTGAGCACGTGCTGCACGCCGGGATGTACGCGCGTACCGCGCGCATCCCGGCCGGTGTAGTCGTAACTGGCGCCTACATCCGCCTGGCCACGGTGCTTATTGTCTCGGGGGATGTCACGGTGGACACCGGGGACGGCCCCGCTCGGCTGACGGGGTACCACGTGGTCGAGGCGGCCGCGGGCCGTAAACAAGCGTTTATAACCCATACAGATACCGCGTTGACTATGTTATTCCCGACGCAGGCCAGGACGGTTGAGGAGGCGGAAAATGAATTTACCAATGAGGCCGATAGGCTCACAACACGAATCGGAGGCGCGTAAATGTCTGGAGTAGTTACCGCGGCGACTGTGATTGGTACGGCGTACTCCATTTACTCGGGGGAGAAGGCCGCCAGTGCGCAAGAAGCGGCCATGGCCCAGCAGAAGCAGGAGGCGAATGCCGCCCTGGCGCAGCAGTCCCAAGCCCAGACCGACCAACTAAAAGCCTATCAGGACGCATCTACCGCGCAGCAGGCGGCCTACGACGCCCAATTGAAGGCGCAACAGGAAGCCCTGGCCCAGCAGCAGAAACAATCGGATGCCCTTTTGCAGCAGTCGCAATCCCAAGCCTCCGCGCAACAATCCGCGCTATCAGCCCAGTTGGCCCAGAGTCGGCAATCCTTCGACCAGCAGAGCCAGCAAATCAACCGCGCCAACCAGCGCCAGCCGGACACGGCCACGATCATCTCGGAAAACAAACGCGCGGCGCAGGGCGGGCAGGGTGGCACGTTGCTGACCGGCGGCGCAGGCGTTGACCCCAGCAAGCTGACCCTGGGCAAGACAACCCTGCTTGGGGGCTAAATGGCTGATAATCGCCCGGACATTACGAAGCTACAACAACGCTGGGCACGGCTCAAGACGGAGCGGTCTAGCTGGATCGGGCATTGGCGGGAGATAACGGAAGTCCTGCTGCCGCGCTCCGGCCGGTACTTCGTCCAGG